ATTAACAACAGCCAACAATGGCCAAAGGAGACGAACTGAAGAAGCTGGTGCTCCGTGTCAACAAGGCCACGGACCCGGCGACGATGGCGGAGCTATTGACAGAGATAGCCGCGCGGTCGTTCTACCTAAGCGGCGAGGTGGCAAGGCACCACAAGATGTATTTGGAGGCGGAGCAGGAGCGGAAGACGCGGCACGCGGTGGAGAAGATGAGCCGGATGTCAACGGGCATGAGCGCGGCGAAGGCGGAGGTCGAGGCGGAAGTTGCGATAGAGCCGTATCGCCGTGCGGAGGTGGACGCGCAGTGCGAATGGATGGTCCTTCGGAATATGTACGAAGGCATCGACAACGTGATGCGGGCGCTGCAAAGCCGCCTCGGATACGAAAGGGACGAAGCGAAACGGACGCAAACCATACAGACCACATGAGCAGGCAATACGCGCATATGTGCCGCATGAATCACGTAGAGATTGGGCACAATGACAGCGGTAACGATGAGCGTTGTCCGCTTTGTCGCATGACGGATGAGCGGGATGAGTTGCGGGAGGCGCTGCAAAACATTGTCGATGCTATGTCCAAGGGATCGGAAGAATATCCAGATCGTTTGGAGACGACGAACCGATACGTTGAGGCGGTCAACATACTCGCCAAATACCCCAAGCCATGAGCGCGCCCAACTTAAAGAACCGCGCGTTCATCGCCGCCAACTGGCAGGCCATGTCCGACCGCGAAATGGCGCAAGCCCTCGGCGTCGCCCCCTCAACCGTCGCATCCGCCCGCAAGCGCATGGGCCTCAAACGCGAAACCAACTACCTGAAGGACACGCACGGCGATCAGCTGCTATCCATGTACCTTCAGGGGATGCGTATCTGCGACATGGCCGCAGCCATCGGGGCCAACCGCGACACGGTGAGCGATGTGATGCTCACCATGTGCAAGCGCGATATCGGCCTACGTATCCGCCGCGAACGTGCCGTGCGCCTTCGCAAGCTCACCAAAGTGGTGAAGCGCCGCAGCCCCACGGCACTTCGCAAGCACGCAGGCCCGAAGCGACCCAAGGCACAACGTCCGCTGATGAGCGCGAAGCGTTACGGGGCCTTGTTCGATGACGTGAACGAACGGTTCCTGATGCTAATGAAGCGCAGGCAGGAGGTGAAGGAGCTTCTACTTCAGGCGGCGAGCATCCCGACCAATGACGGCACGGACGAAAACGTGGTGGGCCACCTGCTGCCCCATTACAAGGATCTCAACGGGGCGGTGTTAAAACTTTCGCGATGCGTAGGACAGTGACAAGATCCATTTCGCTACCTTTGCGACTGGATGAACGGCTAACAAAGGACCACGGTGGCAACGTATCGAAGTTCCTGTGCAGGCTGGTGGAGGCCCACTACGGGCGGACCTTTGATGAGGTGTTCATCGCGGACGGCGATACCATCGGATACCCGGAAGCGATGCAGCGATGGGGATATTCCTACGCTACGCTTCGGAAGTTCCATCGGCGATTTGGTGCCGGGCGCGGAAGGTTGGACAGGGCAACGTTTGAGCGGTATGCTAAGAACAAACCCGAACGACATGGACCGCAAGATCAGACGGACGCTGGAGCGTTATGAGACGCGGCAGCTTGACACGGCGCGGCAGCTTGACACGGCGCGGCGTGTGGCATGGGTGGAAGACCTGTGGCACTGCCTCACGGACCGGGAGATTGCGGCGTTCATCGGGACCAATGATAGGCAGGTGAGGCGGGATCGCGACCGGCTGGACATCCAAAAGCGGCGCGATGACTTGGAGCACAAGTTTCTGACCGGACGGCTGAAGAAGAAGTGAACAACCCCACAAACCCCAGACATGGACTATCACGATTTCATTGACAGCAAACGGCACAAGCCCGCAAACCACGGCATTGAACCGCGATGGATGCCGGACGGCATGTTCGACTACCAACGCTACGTGACGGAATACGCAATCCGCAAAGGTCGGTGCGCCGTGTTCCTTGACACGGGTCTTGGAAAGACGTTGATCGAACTAACCACGGCGGTCAACTACCGGCAGCACACTGGCAAGCCTATTCTGATCCTTACCCCGTTGGCTGTGGCATTCCAGTTCATCAAGGAAGCTGCGAAGTTCGGCATCACGGACATCCAATACAGCAAGGACGGAAAGCACGATGCCGGTATCGTGGTGTGCAACTACGAACGCCTTGACAAGTTCAATGCGGATGACTTCGGTGCTGTGATCCTTGACGAAAGCAGCATCCTGAAGAACTTTGACGGCGCGATAAAGGCCAGCGTCACCGCGTTCATGCGGAGGGTTCCTTATCGCTACCTGTTCACGGCCACGCCAAGCCCTAACGACTTCATCGAGCTAGGCACAAGTTCGGAGGCGCTGGGGTACATGGGCTATATGGATATGCTGGGCAAGTACTTCGCGAACAACGACAACAACATCAGGCCGCACGATATTGGCACCAAGTTCTACCTGAAGCCGCACGCGGTGGATGCGTTCTTTCAATGGGTCAGCGGATGGTCAATTTCGATGCGCAAGCCAAGTGACCACGGGTTCAGCGATGAACGACACAAGCTGCCCGAGCTGCTCACGCGCTTGCATCCGGTACACAATGAAGACAACTGGATCATCGACGGGCAGATGTTGATGTTCAACATCGTTGCCAAGTCCATGAGCGAGGTGCGGCAGGAACAAAAGATGACCCAAGCGCAACGCTGCGAAAAGGCCGTGCAGCTTGTTGAGGGCCACGACCGCAGCGTGTATTGGTGCAACTTCAACGGCGAGGGCGACCTGCTGGCCGAATTTGACAAGGATGCGCGCCAGATTAGCGGCAGCATGGACATCGACGAAAAGGAGGAACTACTTTTAGCCTTCAGCAACGGCGAGCTTCGGCGGCTCATTACCAAGCCGAAGATCACAGCCTTTGGCCTGAACTGGCAGCACTGCGCACACACCGTGTTCTTCCCGACGTTCAGCTATGAACAGTACTACCAAGCTATCCGCCGCTTTTGGCGCTTTGGGCAGACTCGGCCGGTCACGGTGGACATTGTTCACAGCGATGGACAAAAGCGCGTTATTGATGGGCTGTTCAGCAAGTCCGCCAAGATGGACGAACTTTTCAGCCGCCTGAACAACAGCCTGAACGCATACCACGAACCAGCCCGCAAGGCTTTCGACAAACCCGTAACCCTTCCCTCGTTCCTGAACTAACAACCCCACAAACATGGTCAAGCAACAACACATCACTGATGACTTCGCGCTGTATAACAGCGATTGCATGTATGTCCTGCCAACGCTGCCGGACAAGTCCATCGACCTGAGCGTTTACAGCCCGCCGTTTTGTGGCCTGTACAATTACAGTAGCTCTGAGAACGACATGAGTAACTGCGACAGTTACGAGGCGTTCAGCGATCAATACGAATACCTCGTCAAGGAAATTGCTCGCGTCACAAAGCCCGGCCGGATTACCGCCGTGCATTGTCAGGACGTACTGATGAACGTGACGGAAAACCACCTTTACGACTTCCCGCACGAAATCATTCGCCTCCACTTGAAGCATGGGTTCCACTTTGTGAACCGCATCACAATATGGAAAGAACCGTTGAAGGTACGCATCCGCACAATGGTGCGGAGCCTGATGCACAAGCTCATCGTTGAGGACAGCGCTGGGTGTTTTACGGCACAGCCAGACTATGTGCTACTGTTTAAGAAGGCTGGTAAGAACCAAGTCCCGGTAACACATCCGCAGGGATTGAAGCGATACGCCGGAGCCATTCCGTTGCTGCCTGAGATGGAAAAGCGATATGGGCCTTGGGAACACATCAAAGCCAAGTATGCGGACTGGAAAGACCAGCGCACTAACAAGATGTCTCACATCATCTGGCAGCGATACGCCTCGGCCGTGTGGGATGACATTCGGAACGACCACACCCTGAGCTACAAGGAAGCCCGCGAGGATGACGACGAAAAGCACGTCCACCCGTTGCAGCTTGACGTGATCGACCGCCTTGTTGATCTGTACAGCAACCCCGGCGAAACCGTGCTCACGCCTTTCATGGGTGTTGGCTCCGAAGTTTACAGTCCGGTGAGCATGGGGCGCAAGGCTATCGGCATTGAACTGAAGGATAGCTACTTCAAGCAAGCCCTGCGCAACCTAGAGACGGTGAAGGAACGCTTCCTTCACGAACGGGAGCCGGAGCTGGACTTCACCAGCATCGAAGAGGCCGCCGAAACCGAAACCACCGACGCACAATGAGCCTGAGCTTTCAAGTCACCGACGAGGTGCAAGATGAGCGGCGCAAACAGGACCGCAAGTGGGGGCCGCAAAACCACACCCCGCTTGAATGGATGGCCATCCTGACCGAGGAAATAGGAGAGGCCGCTAAGGAAGCCCTCGAACATCACTGGTCCGGCACACACTACCCCGTAGACCATGAACGCCTGCACAGGTTGCGCGCCGAGCTGGTGCAGGTGGCGGCCGTGGCCGTGGCGATGATCGAAAGCCTTGACCGCAATGAACTGGCCACCGAAGCACGCTAAAGAGGTGACGCGCCCACTTGCGCACCCCTTGGACGGCCTCACGGCCCGCAAGGAGCGCAAGAAAGGCGAAGGTCGCCCGGAGCACCTGTGCGACTACCTACGCGCAAAGATCGGCGAC